CTGCTACGTCCTTGACATCCGCCAATCCCTTATGCTCTTTTAACTCGTCGGAGAGGTTATCCCTCCAATTCGGTTCTTCTGGCATTTTCTTTATACCTTATCATCTGGCGAATGTAGATTACAACGTCTCTTGCACCGACCTTGTAGTTCGTTTCCGCATCATCTTTCCCGATCAATTTGTCGGGATTAAATTCCTCTTCTAAAGACTCGAGAACTTTCACTCCAATTGGCGAAGTGAATAACTTATGAAAGTCTCCTGCCTTCTTTCCGAGGGCCTCTATCGCAGCTTCTTTAGGCTGCTTCGGTTCCTTCTTCTGGTCCAACTGCTGGTACTCCTCTTATTGCTGCTTCACCCTTACCAAGGGCTTCCATACCCTTACCCACCTGCTCGTCTTCCATGCCTTGCTGGGTACGAGCTGTTGCATCTTCACGATCCTTACGCAACTTCTTGATCTCCGCATTGGAGTTCATGAGCTTCGCGGGTACTCCTTCCAACGATCCGAGTTCTTTGCCAATCTCATCCCAATTCGGGATGTCCAAAACCTCAGGAGCAACTTCACCGAGTTCGGCAAGAGAAGCAACCCACCGGGAGACACCTTGAGCGATATCCGCTCTTTGTGCTCGTACCAGTGGCCCGGTGTATATAATATCAAGCTCGCCGTTGGTCTTTTCCGTAATTCCAACAGGCAGTTCATTGAATTGCCCCGCTCGGTATAGGATATTAAATGTGCGTTGGACGAGTGGGTCCAAGTAATCCGATTGAAGTCGTCCAAGTGTAGGTCCCAGTAACCGTTGCATAAGTTCATAGCGTGTTTGAACCTCAGTCGCGGTCATTGCCGGAGATTCTTTTAGTTCCAGTTGATCCACGTAGAAAATAGACCGGATTGATTGTTTCAGCTGTTCCCTCTGCAACTGGGATACGTCAAATCGTGCTCCGGACTCGTAAGGTTCCATCGAGTCCATTGACCGCACAACGGTCATACCAGCAGGTTCCAAGTCGAGGTCGGACAACAAGCCCCTTTCTGTCACTTTAGTCGGAGGGTCGACAACCTTCTCGGTAGCTTTTAGAATAAGCTCAACGAGGCTGTTGATTGTCAGTATATCCGGAAGCGCGATCATTGCTGGACCGTGACCCCACATCGACTTGGAAGTCTTTCGCCACCGGGGTATAAACGCGGGCATTTCATAGTACCCACCTTCTTCCCCCAGTTCATAGCTATCCTTATGCAGGATATGCTTCATACCCCAAGGGCGCTCTTTGGCTGCGAGTACCTTGGATACGTCGGCGTCTTGCTTGTCCTCACGTGGGTAGATACACATTACCACCATGAGTTTCTTGTCTATCGATTCAACACTTTGGGATTGGGTGTACAGTGTCTCAGGTACCCCCTCCTTACCAAATTTGGTTACGATCTGCTCGGCGGTCCACATGTAACGCCTATAGGCCCGGTTCGCTTGTCCGGTGTGGTCCTGCTCGAACCAAGTCTCCTCGACCGGGACGGATTGAAAGTTGAGTTTTTGAAATACGCCATTTTTCTCTTCAACTTCCTCGATGATCAATGAGGTACCATACGACACGAGGTCAATATACGTCTCGTTGGCTTCCAGATTGAAATTCGAATCCTGTAACGCTGTGAAGCACTTATGGGCAGCATCTTCCAGCCATGCCCGGGCATCGCGATCATCGTTAAGCTCCGCTTCCCGCCACGCTAACTCAAACCAACGTATAGCGGGGCTAGTAAGAGAGCCGTGTATACTAGCAGCAAGAGTACCAGCAGCGTCAATCGCGGTGGAATCGAATACCTCACGGTTGTCTCTCCACGTCACGGCATGTTCCGAGTTAATGTCCCGGAAGAAGTCCCCACGGAAGGGGACTACCAGCTTGTTGATTACTTCCCACACGTCCTCAACAGTCTTACGTTGCGACACTAGGTAGTCAAAGCGTTTTTTAATATCACTGCCGTCCATTTCTCATAGTCCCATCGTCGTTAAACATCCACGGATACATATCCATTGCTTGTTGCTTCTGGCTTTGTTGTCTACCCTTTATTGCTCTTTTGACACCGAAATGAGCGGAGGATACCTTAACTCCTCCGATATAATCCCTCCAGCCAACACTGAGATAGCGCATAGCGTCTGCGGGGTGACTGGCCCAATCATGTAAAGGCTTGTCTCGGAACATCTGGAGCCGATCATCGTATTCACGGCGGTACGAGTATAGCCCATCAAGAAGCCTTCCGCACGTAGGCTCATTGAAACGCGCAACCCTAATGATCGCCCTTGTCGCATCTATGCCATCCTGAACCGGGATTTTCGGTACAACGTCGAACGCAAATCCGAGCGCAGACGCGAATTCGACCCTTGTCTTTCCGGTCGTCCAATCGTGGTTTTCAAGGTCGTGCGGTCCCCAGTGTTCGTCGTAGTCGTAGGGGTAAGAACGGATGTCCCTAATCCACGCGTCGAGAGCCTTGTTCCGTTCTTCTGCGTAGTCGATAATAACTGGCGACCCGTCGTCGCCGCGTTGAGTGAAGATAACAGAAGTTGCATCTCTAAATCCTATGTCCCACCAAGTCTGGACTTGCTTGCGTGGGTCGTGGGGGAATTGGCCAATGCGGCCTTCCTCTTCTGCGACATTAAGTTCGCTCGTATAGAACGCGCCTTCCATCCCAGCTTCGAACGAACAGAAGTACTCTTGAAGAATCTTTTCCTCAGACATGCCCTCAGCACGTTCTTCTGCAATGATTTCTGGTCCAATAACGTGAGTACCATCGGGCCGGAAGGTGTCGTCGACTGTAAGCATCGAGGCGAACCACCTAGGATTACCCTTAGCCATGTCGAAAAGTTTCTTCCCGTGGTTTTTACCACGAGGGGTATAAATGAAGAGCGCCCAGCCGCCATTCTCCGCAAGGATCGGACGAATATAGTCCCACGCCTTAGGGTCGGCAACCGCGAACTCCGAAAATATGACTCCGACCGGGTTTGTACCAACGAGACTATCATAGTTGTCACTTCCGACCACCTGATAGATGCTTCCGTTGCGCATCCGGATTTGCATGTCGGAGTTGTTGATCGGGTTGTCCAGCGTACGCATTTCCTTGGGAAACGCTTGGTCGATCATACGCCTTCCGTCCCTGTCGATACCGTCCCATATTACCCTCCGGCCCTGTTTGAGGGTCGGCAACATATGCCATATGGTTCCCACACGCATTTGGGAAGAGACAGCTGACAACTGCAAGCAGCAGCTATCTTTTCCACCCCTTCGGTGCCAGACACAGCAGCCACGCTTGCGATCGAGACCCCCCTCAAACATATATTGAAAGAGGGGGGATTGGTAGTCTCGGGCGTCCCACTCATTCGGAAGACTCAGGGCCATCGGTTACTTGTTCCGTAGCCAATTTGGCCGTAGCGTCAAGTTCACTTTCGGTGGATTCCTCACCTTCCGTTTGGTCTGGGGAGCTTTTTTGGGCTTGCGCTTTGCCATCACGCTTCCTCATAGCCTTCTGAGCCAATTTGTTCGTCACCTTCCGGTGACTGTTTTTCCGCAGCGACATCTTCGTATTCTCCCTCAACAGTTATACCGAGTCTCCGGAGGTCAACATTGATAGTTAACCCACCAGCGACTACTTCTGGAACGGTAAAGCCGCTATGCTTAGACATCAATTCGAGTGCCTTACCATATGCGGCCATGTTTGTGATCTTTCCGGAGACTTGTCCACCGTCTCTGTCAAGAGCGTGTACTGGTACGTCACCTCTTGCCCTCGGGAGATACCTATGAAGTAACTCATATTGAACCATATCCCGAGTAATGAGAGACTCAGCAGCAAGTTCATCACCGAGAAGATTAATAAACCGGGCAATTTTCGGGTTACGGAGAAGCTTGACACCAGCATCAGCACTACGCTCGACAGCAACGCTTGCCCTACGATGATCGTAGTCAACAAGGTACTCATAGCAAAACATCCTTTCCTGAGCGTTAAGTGCCTGTTCGGCTACTTTCAACTCGTTCGGTTCGGCTTGCTGCGACGATTCGTCCGTCAATGCGAGTTCTTGCTCGGCCAATGTCCTTCATCCTTTCGTCAAGCATAAACTTGCGCTCCTCTAAGGCCTGAGGCTTAGCTGCTTCGACTAAAGTCAAAGGCGGCAAATCTCTGAAGATCGATGGGCGCATGATTCTGTGAGTATACCACACCCGAGGGGGTCCTGTCAAGTCTCGGAAGGCATCGATCCGAGGAACGCGCAACCGCTCTGCTTGAACGCATAACTTCCGATTCTTCTTTTTTGGCGCGCATGCGCGTTTTTCTGTATAGGGGGAGATGCAAGATCGGCGGAGCGAGAGTTGAGGAAGCCCGTGCGGAACCCCTATAAACGCGGAACAGCGGGTCCTCCGTTCCGGGGGGTACTACCCCTCAATCGTGTTCCAATTTTTGCGCGCCGCGTTCCTTTTTTGCCGAAATAGACGACCCCCCCATCGGGATGCGCGGAACGCGGCCAGAGGGAACGCATTCCGCTGCGCCGAACCCCGCGTCGGACGGGTTGCCAACGCGATACTTGACACGGCGCTCGCCCTGTGTTTTAATGGGGTGTCGGTGGCGGCAGGGCCGGATTCCCCGGTCCCCGACCCCCGGCAACACAGGAGCCAATCATGGCTAAGCAAGAAGAGAACGCGGTCGAGAAGACCGAGGTAGAGGGAACTCCGAAGCGCAGCAAGTCGGAGCAGATGCGGAAGTACAAGGCGGATTACGTGGTTACCGCCGGATTACCGGGCAAGTCGGCAAGCATGGATTGCGACGACCCCGTGGCCCAAGCCCTTCGGGGTTCCAGCCCGGAAGCGGTGATGGCCGCAGCCGAGAAGCTGAAGGGGCTGGAGCCGGGAACGTTGGCGGCGCGGTACATCGACCGCAATGAGGGCGCGAAGCGCATGAACTCGGGCAACATCATCCGGGGCTGCGTGAAACGCGGAGACACCGACATCAAGGGTGTCACGGCGGCAATCAAGGCCGTTAGCAAGGTCCTGAACAAGGCAAGCTGAGGACAGGGTCGGCCCCGGGCAACCGGGGCCATTCCCCACGGCATCCGGGAACGGGTTCCGTTGGGAGCGGGGGCAACCGCCCACGCCCACACAGGAGAACGACATGGAACCAACGACACGTACGGACTGCAACAAGACGTTGCGGAGCGCAATGACGGCGCGAGAGGAACAGCTTGGCGTCATCCACGACGCGAAATACGCGATCTTGGAGATCGAAACCAAGGTCAAGAAGGAACTCATCAGGCAACGCAGGACCGAGTGCCTGACGATCAACTGGAAGGCTGTGGAACGCGCACTCCGCTTCTAGGCTGAGGTAACAACGCCGCCCAAGGACGGGCGGCTATCAACCAGCGGGAATCCCGGGTAACCGAGAGGGAAGGACCGCCCCTGCGCGGCTTCCGCGTACGCCCGGGCGTGGGAACACGTTCTAGTGTACAAGAACCGAATGCATTTGGAAGTGGACTTGGGGAATGCATTCACGGCAGCGACGAGTTATTCAGTGGACTTGGGAACGTGTTCTGAGGCTGGAACGAGCGGAACGGGGCGCAGAACAGGCAGCAGCAAATCGAGGACGGAGGCGCGGGGTCCAGAACCA